ATTAAGTGCATCCATAGGAGTTGCACCCCATCTTGTACTAATTACTTTAATATCAAATTTATCTAATTTATATAAAGAGTGTAATAAATCTCTCGCGTGGTCACCATATCCACTTCTCGTTGCTACCGGTGCTTGAAATACTAATGTTGGTTTCATACTATAACTCTATTAATGTATATTTTTTACGTGGTTTCCAATTTTCAAATGCTCCTTCCATACCATCAACTAATGCTTGACACATTGCTTCTCTACTCAATTTACCTTCACCCATAAAGTATTTTCTACCTTTAAGTCCGGCTTTCTTTCTTTCCTCTCTTCCCATATCATACCATTCTCTAATTAAAGGTGCTACATCTAAGAAATCAACTCTATCATCAAAGATGTATGGTGTAGGAACTGAACCCGTTGTTGAACGAACTGGCCAAATTGGTTTAACCCAATCACCCCAAACGTGAGTGTTCTTTTTATATCTATCATGTAAAGAACCAATCTCTACATAATCTTCTTCCATCAATAATTTACCACTTCCTTTTTCTCTAAATCCACATTGGTCTTGCATACCACCTGTCACATTTACAATGATTGGTGTTCCAGCCATTACTGATTCTGCGGTTGCTAAACCAAATCCTTCATTGGATGCTAAGTTAATTGTAACATCTGCTAAATTGTAAAGATAGTTTAATTCTACTTCACTAAATTTATCAGGTATGAATATAACTTTTGAATCAGGCATACAATGGTCAACGAATGTAGGTAAATCCGTTCCATGCTCTTGCACAGGTTCGGTATGCATTAACATACAAACCTTATCTTGCTGCTCCGGTCTTAGTGTTTGTCTAAACTCATCGAATGCTAACATTGCATCCATTGGTTGTTTCCTTCTGATATTTCTGTTATTCCAATACAATATAAAATCATATTCTTTATCACCAAAAATTCTTTGTTTGAAATCGGATGGAACATCAACTGGTTTGTATAAATCCGAATTGATACCATGTGGAACATAACTTACTTGCCAATCGGCAGGTTTAACCCAATGTTTTTCTTTATCCCATCCCCAAACTCTTCGAGTAATACCATACGTTTGTTTAGAAATACATCCAATCCAATCACAACTTTCATAGTAGTTACGATTATATTTTGGGTCTGGCAAATCATCCCAAATGTGATAAAAAAACAATGGACAAGTTTGTCTGATTTCATGCTCAATATCATATAACCAAATCCAATAACGAGGGTCGGTAAAGTGAAGAATTGCATCTGGTTTTTCAATCATTAGTAATTGACGAATAATATCCGCATTACCATATCCATCGGATGGGTATAGTTTTACATAAGCATCTTTAACACCTGTTTCATTTTGAACACTCTCACTAAGGTCAAATATTTTACCCGCATCCGGATGTTTAATTGCAGCTCCTAATTGAACCCAATCATACTTATCAGCAGTTCCTAATACTAATTGTTTTGAAACATTTGCGATACCACTCGTCATACGAAGGTCATCGGAAAGTAACAGAATTTTCTTTTTAGCCATAACTTTATTTAAAATATATATTATTTAATTTAGATTTTTTAATCCTCTATCACATATTCCTCTATCAAAAAACTCACACCATTCACATAGTTTAGTTGCATTCTTTGGATATTCCACATCCGTTCTATAATTACCATCTTTGTCAAATACACTCTCTACAAACTCCGTAAAACCCTTCCAGGCCTTATTCACAGAAACTTTACCATTTGCAGGAATATGTTTACTCATTCTATGTGTTGGAATATCCTCTCTAACTTCTACCTTTCTTTTTAATATGATAAATTCAACATCAATCATATCTTCTGAAATACCAATTAATTCTGCATAGAATTTTTTGTATAATAGGATTTGTGCGTTTTTAACTGGGTCTGATTTTTGATATTTACTCCAACCCCTTGTAGAAGTTTTGAAATCTATGATACGATATTTGCCTGTAAATGTATCTCTGATGATTAAATCTATGAAACCCATAAAGTTTACATTCTCTGAAATCTTTGTGTTTATAGGTTGCTCAATTGCTACCAACTCATCGTGTTTTAACGAAAAGAATTTGTTAAAGTTTTTGGGTTTTTGAAACCAATCTAATAAGACATTTCCATCTTCTAAAAACTCCACCATTTCTTCTTTGGTGCATATTGTAGTATTTCCTATTTCCCCTTCGGTTTCTTTAAGATATGCATCTCTCATTCTTTCTTTTAGATACTCTTGTAAGTCAATCATTTTGTCAGCTTGTGACTTTGATATTCTTAAACATTTCTCCAAATAGTTTTGAAGTGTTTCGTGCATTGCAGTTCCAAAGATTGAATGTATGTTAGAAGAGTTTTCTCCCAACTTATCTATGTATGCTAATTTGTATTGATGTGGACAACCATGCCACATACTATATTGTGAAAATGATACTCTTGCCATAATAAATCTAATATAAGACAAATAGTTGGATTTACCAAATTATATCTTAAGTTTTAGTTTAGTTATTTGCTTTTTATCTATACCATATTTTTCACAAACATATTTCATATATTCTCTACCTTCTCTTGAAGAATAGAGAACCTCCAAATATTCTATTGCTTGATTTTCAGAACAATCATATTCTTTTTTTAATAAATCTATTATAAATTGTTCATATTTATCTTCCGATTTACCTTTAATGTATTTTAAGAAATATTTTCCTTTTGGAATAACATTTATATATAATTTATACATTTCCTTTGGTTCTAACGTTTGCGTCAAAGGAAGTAAAGATGCTACCAATTCGACCCATTCTGATTTCATTGAAAGAAATCTATTAATCATAAAATTACTCCATGATTTTAAATCTTCATCCGATAACTTTTCAAAGTAATTTGGGTCTTGCTCAGTAGTTATTGCATTTAAATGGTCAAATAACTTTTTAGCTGCCATTATTTTATAATTTTAGTTTCTTGTAACTCTTCTGGTAACATTTCATTAAATGCTTTACCACAACTAGTACATAAAAACACTTGAACTGGAATAACAGAATCTATCGAATTACCCGTTAGTAAACGTGATACCTTTCTAAACCTTACCCCATCCATAAATGTATTGTTTCCACAATCACATAACATTTCTCTAGCATCTGTTAATTTAAAATCCGGTGGTAATTGCTGTCCACCCATTTGTTGTTGTTTCATCATTATTTTATAATATTTAAAATTTGAATAATTGTACTCATAAATACAATTTCTTTATCCACTACTAAAGCATCTTTTGAAAGTCCGTCCGCAATAGTCAAAATTGTATTTGCCACATTTCCACTTGCATATTCATCAACTTTGTCGTATAACATTGTATACATTTCCGAATAATCATTTAGTTTATTATCCGCTACTGCCTGTCTAATTTTCATAAACATATTTCTCTTATCGTCATTTTCTTTCAATAAGTCAATAAGTTTGTTTGCAAAGTTTGCTTCAACCATTACTTTATGGTCTACTTTTAATTCTCCTTTTGCAGATTGTAGTTGACAAGTATTAAGTATTCTTCTAATATCTGGGTAATATGAATTAATCACATCAGCCATATTTTTTGGTTCATACTTAATTTTTTCAGCATCTAATATCTTTGCTACCTGAACTGCTACATCCTTTTTAGTCGGAGGTGTAATTGCAAAAGACTGACATCTACTTTGAATAGGGTCAATGATTTTCTCAATATAATTACAGGTTAAGATAAATCTACAATGCTTACTGAATGTTTCCATTAAGTTTCTCAAAATCGCTTGTGCTCCCGGTGTCATATAATCAAACTCATCTAATATGATTACTTTGAAACCTGCGAAACCAACCGATGATGCGAAGTTCTTAACTTTTGTTCTTACCGTATCAACATTGTTTTCATCCGATGCGTTGATAATCATAAAGTCACATTTGATTGTGTTTACGATTAGTTTAGCAAGTGTGGTCTTACCCGTACCCGCTTTTCCGTATAACAACAAATGTGGTATATCATTTGCATCTAAGTATTGCTGAATTGTTTCTTTGATGGTTTCATTACCAACATAGTCAGCAAGAGTTTGTGGGCGGTATTTCTCCACCCACAAGCTATGTTCTCTTTTGTTTATATCGTTTGCGAAAAAACTCATATTATTTTCCAGTTGAACCGAATCCGCCTTCGCCTCTTTCGGTGTTATTTAATTCTTCTACTTCTTCAAATTCAATTTCAGGATGTGGAATAATCATAATTTGCATAATCCTATCACCAACACCATATAAAAAACTACCACTTTGAGATGATAATGACCTTTGATTAAATGTTGC